AACGCAATGTCCATGGTTGCCGGGTCTTTGCCGTTAACCAGAATGTCATAAGCCATTTCGCCGGCCTTGTAGCCGATGTCGTAATAGCTGATGGACAGAGTGGCGATACCGCAGCCGGAGCAAATGCCCTCCTCACCGGCAATAATGGGTACGCCGGCAGGCTTTGCAATGTTGTCAATAGTCTTGGCGCTGGAGGCCATGGTGTTGTCTGTGGGAACATACAGCACATCGCTGTTCTGGCAAGCCAGCTTGGTCACAGAAGCGATCTCGTTAGAGTCCGCAGCGGTGTATTCCTTCACCTCCAGGCCCATTTCCTTCAGCTTTGCGCCCACAACGGTAGCCTGGTACTTGGAGTTCTTCTCCGCAGAGCAGTACAGAATACCCACTTTCTTGGCATTCGGCACCCACTCATTAACCATGGCGGCCTGCTTATCCAGCGGCGCCAGGTCGGCGGTACCGGTCACATTGATCCCGGTCTTGGTGGCAGTCTCATCCTTCAGACCCAGAGCCACGCCGTAGCTGGTAACGGAGGTACCCACAATCGGAATGGTGTTGGTTGCCGTGCGGGCAGCCACCAGTGCGTCCGTAGCGTTGGCCATGATCAGGTCCACATTCTGAGACACATACTGGTTAACAATGGTGGAGCACAGGGTGGAATCGCCGGAGGCGTTCTGCTCTTTGAAAGTCACCTTGTCGCCCAGCTTGATCGCCGATGCGGCGGCCTGGAAGGTGGTCTCAAACATCATATCGGGCAGCACCCGCAGCACGGGGATGATGTCGCCCGCGGTGCACGCCTTGTCCATCTCAACCATGCTGATGTAGGTGGGGGTGGTGGTGCCGCTGGCAACCGCCAGATTGCCCCCTGTCTGTGCCAGGGCCATGCCCACTTTAGGGGTGATGGCCCCCGCGGGCAGGTACTCGATGCCGGGGATTCTGCCCCCGTCTACCTGCTGAATGAGAAATGCCATTTTATTGCTCCTTTCGGCTGTTCTTCATGTAGCTTTGATAGTGCTTCTGGATCTCCTCTTTGGTCGCGCCGGGGTTCAGCACCCGGTACTCCTCAAGGACGCTGTCTGGGACGGGAATCGCCCCGCCGCCGCGGCTCTCGGTGGCTTTCAGGTGCTGCTTGCTCTGCACGGAGTTGATGGCCGCCTTCCGGCTGGCCTCCGCGGCCCGCTGGGTCAGCGTGTCATAGTTCGCCAAACGGTAGGCGTCCAGGATGGAGTAGCCCCGCTTGACCATGTCGTACAGCTTGGGATAGGTGTCCAGCTTCGCCAGATCGCCCAGCTCCTTGACCGTGGGGTCGATGGCCTGAATCTGCCGGAGCTGCTCGTCCACCCGCGCCTTTGCCTCCTGCTCTCTGGCCTGCCTTGCGGCGGCCTCCGCCTCGGCTTTGGCCTGCCGGGCCGCCCGCACCTCAGGAAGCCCCTGGACAAACGCCTGAAACTCCTCCTGGGTGATGCCCGCCTTCTCCATGAGTTTGGCCTTCTGGTCGGCCTCGAAGCGCTCCCGGTATGCCTCATACTCCGCTCTGGTGGTGATGGGCTGCCCGGTGTACGGGTTCATCAGCCCCGAATTCTTGAAAAACTCGTCCACCTGCCTCTGGGCGTCCTCTTTGGCCCGGGCAATGGCGGCGTCCCGCTCCGCCTCCGCCTTGCGGCGGGCGGCGGCAAACTGTGCGTCGCGGTCGGTTTTGGGTTCCTGCTCCGGTGCCTCCGCCTGAGGCTGTTCGGACTCTTCCGTTTCCTCTACGGCAGGGGCGGCGGTCTCCTGCTCTTCTGCGCCTTGTGCGGCGGCCGTAGTTGTGCCGGTCTCCTCCGACGGGGCGGCGATATCCGTCTCTTCTGCGCCTGTAGTGGTCTCCGGTACTTCTACGTCAAATACCGCGCCGTAGTCGATTTCCATGTATAGTCTCCTTTCGCCCTATTACTTTCCCGTTCTCAGGTCGTTGCCCTTCTTAACGGTGCCGTTCCCCTTCTTGCCTGTGGCAGGGTTGGGGGCGGTGACCTTCTGAACACCGCTGTGGCTGACCTTGCCGATATATCCGTTCGCCATACTACACGCCCTCCTTTCCTCTGGATTTGCCATTTCTGCGCTGTTGGCGTGCGCTCGTATGTTTCATAATGCCCTCTGCTGGGATTGGGCAGTGGCAGATGCCTGTGCATCCCTGGCCGCGTCCTCCCGCGCCCTGGATACGGTGTCCTGCACCGCCTGCATCTGCATTTGCTGTTGCTGCATTGCCATCTGCTGCTGCATCATGGCCTGCTGCTGTTGGTACTCCTGCTCCAGATAGGTCTTGGTGTCGCCCGCGCCCGGATAGTGCAGCAGCTCCATCTTCGTCCAAAAAAGGATCAGGGTCTTGAGGTTGGTCGGGTCGCCGAACGCCCCGGTCTGGAGGTTCATCCGCGTCTCCTGCCACATGGCCTCCCGGTTGTTGGCCAGAGGGGCGGAGGTATCGCACGAGAACAGGAAGTCGTCAATCCACCGCCACTCCCCCGTCTCGTCCTGCTCCAGAAAATCGTAGCGGTTGAACTGCCGGTACTCGGCCCGGCCTTCGATGTCGTGGGAGACCACAGGCCGCGGCTCGTCGGCGTAGGCCAGCTTAAACTTGAACATGGCCTCAAAGAGCGCCGCGTAGGCCGCGTCCTTCATGACCCGCTTGGATTCCAGCCGCCCGGCGCTCTGCGCCGCTGAAAATTCCTTCGCCTTTCCGCTGGTGGCGGTGGAATCCTTGCGGCCCTGGAAGGAGTCGGTAATGCCGATGACCTGCCGGGCTTCCTCATAGATCTGCGCCAGATAGGCCATATCCTGCTCGATGTCCCCCTGGAGGTCGTACACATCCAGATACGACTTGTCCGCCGGGCTGGAGAGATAGATCTTCTTCATGTCCTCCTCGTCGTAGCGGATCTTGGCGTCGTTGGGGAGGCTGATGTAGCTGCCCGACTTGGTGAGCTTGTCGATGATCTTGGCCTCGATGCGGTTGGTGGTGTTCTGCTGGTCGGCGATTTTGTCCAGATCGCTGTCCCCCAAGAACCTGCCGTACACGCTCACATTTTTTTGGAGGATGACCGGGTAGATGTCCGGCTTGTAGAAAGGAATCCGAGTCGGCTCCTGCACCACCGCCACCACGGGCAGGCCCAGCTCGTCCACTGTATCGGTGACAACCTCCACCGGCCGCGCCCCGGGAATCTCGGTGCCGTCGCTGCGAGGTATGGGGACGTAGACCTCCTCGTACTCCTCCTTGGCCTCCTCCCACTTGTCGCCGCCGCAATAGGGGCATACCTTCCGCTTGCCCCTCCGCCCGGTGGGCGCTCCGGGCATCCCCGCGCCCGCCCCGTCGGGGGTCATGCCGGGGAGCAGCCCCTTGTCCGCCGGGGTCTCCACTGGTTCGGCCTCCAGGGGTTCCACCGCTCCGCACCGGGCGCACCGGCGCAGCCGCCTGGCCTGGTAGTCCTCCAAGTCCTCCAGCGCCGTGTCGTTCACCCAGGAAAAGAGCCCGATGCCCCCGTCCGGGTTGCGGTAGTAGGCCACGTACTGTGTCACCATGTCGTCGGCCGTGCCCTCGCCGCCGCTGCCCTTGACGTCGGGCTCCTCCTCGGCCTCCTCAGACACGTCCACGCCGTAGGTGCGCTTGATGTACCCCTTGGTCTGCGGAATTTTGAGGATGATGTAGTCCATGTCCTCCACGCCGGTGTAGACCCCGTCCTGGGGGATGATCTGCTTGGGGTGGAGCGTGGAGACGGCAAGCTCTCCCACGGTGGCGCTCCCAGCCTTGCTGTTGTCCCACTCCACCAAAAAGGCCCCGCCGCCCTGGATGGGCACGGTGCGCTCCATAATGTCGTTCATCTGCTCAAAAGGTAGCCGGTCAAGCTCGTTGCGCAGCATGTCCTCGATGAGCTTGGCCCGCCACTCGTCCTCTCTGCGCCGGGGTGTGACCTTGGGCTGGGGGATGTTGCTGTCCACCTGGCTCTCCACCAGCTCGGCGCACAGGTTGCGCACGTGGGGGGTCTCCTTCTTGCGGGCGGTGCAGACGATGGGCCGGATGCGGCTGCAGCCCTGGTACAGCTCCTCCCGCCCGTCCATTTTGGACAGCTCCGGCTCATACGCCGCGTTGGCCCGCCCGAGCCTGTCCTGCCACAGCCGCAGCCGGTCTTTGTCTCTCTTTTTCATTCTTTGGGTTCCCCCCATTTCTTGATCAGGTATTCCCGCTCCTCCGGGCCTGCGTTGTTATAGTCCTCCCACATGGAGTCGTCCCACACCGCGCCGCCAGCCTTCCGGCCGGCCTCCACGGTGTATCTCTGCTGCGGGCGGATGTGGTGGGCAATTGCCAGGGCCATAACGCAGTCGTCGTGCGCGCCCTCCTCGGCCCTTGGCTTGTAGTCCTCGCCCCGCACAAAGGTGAGCATCTCCTGCAACGTGGTCTCGTCGGACACGATGGTAATGTCCTCCCGCACGGCCCGGATCAGCTCGGAGAGGATGACGGGCCGCGTCTTTGTCGATGTCCAGAAGCCAAACGCCCGTTTGATGCCGTGGGTATAGTCGTCCACCACCTCCCGGACGTACTGGTTGGGATAGCCCAGGCGCTCCAGCGTCAGGATGGGATAGGTGCTCCAGTTGGCCTCCACGCCCACCAGCGCGGTGTTGTACCACATGCCCAGGCAATACACCTGCATGGAGTACAAATCCTCGTCGGTCTGGTGGCGGAGGACGGCCACCTGCTCCCCGGTGCGGTTGTCCAGCACCTGGGCCACAAAGCTGTCCGAGCCGTCCCCGGCGGTGTCTCCGCCGACCACATAGGGCACGCCCGCCTCCGGCGCCCGGTAGACCTTGATAAAGCCCCCCGGATCGTCCACCCACCGGATCCCGGATACCGTCCGTCCGTCGTAGCCATACGCAAAATACCCCACCCGCACCGGCTGGATGTGCTCCAGCAGCCGGGCGGTCACGGCCTTTGCGTCGAATACGGTCTTGCCGGTGACGCCCCACTGGCCCAGGCAGTAGACCATGTAATAATACTCGTCTGTGTCGCGGAACGCCTCCAGCGTACGCACCGCCTCCTGGGTGAGAAAGCGGTTGTCCCTGTATGTGGACTCGTGCACCGTGGCCCGGGGGTCGCTCCGGTCAAAGAACCGCCCCTTGAGCCAGTGTGTAATGC